GTCAATTGGTGCCATTTATTTCCTATCCAATCTTTATTTCGCAGACATCGGTTGTGCAGTAAGCCTCTCCAGAACCCTCTACAGCATTACCGCCGTAAATTGTAGACAGATCTATTGGCTTTAGTTTGCCTACGTACTTAGAGTATTCCTGCTCAGTAATCTCAGTATAAGGCTGTTGAGGATAAACGTCCTTACCCTGCGGAAGGAAGCTTACAGTCTTGAGTCTTCCTTCGTACATGTGTAATACTGTGCCTATATGGGTAGCCTCTGACTCCCTATCAAAGCTAAGAGTTACTGATACTGAGTTGTCTGCCCAATACTGTTGAGCAAGGGCGGCAAGGTTTGCCTTTTCAAAGATTGTTACTTCCTTCTCAGGACGTACCGGGATGCTCTTAATTGGGAAGTAAACAACGGCTGTGTTTTCCGGATCTGTAACGGAGTCTTCTACTATGTATCCGGCCTTCTTAAAGAGCTTAATCATTGGGTCTATCTTTGCAAAGCGTATTGAACGAAGAACATATTGCCCACCGATTGGCCAATGTACTCCGGGAGTCTCGCCAGCAAGAATAGATACAGTTCCTGAAGGTTTAATACTTGTTGTCTTGATTGATTCTCTGACGCATAACCACTCAGAATACATATGGTCCCACTTTTGAACCTCAGAGTACCCGGAGTTTAGCCACTCCCTTAACTTGGGTAGTCCCTTTGTATCAGCAAAAGCTGCCAAACCAGATACAGAGCAGCCGATTCTACGATTGCGCTGCATGATGGCATTTGTGTGAGGCCAATGTGTAGGAATTAAAGTTACAGTTTTGGCATAAAGATAGGCAAACTTCAAAGTTCTTAGATAGTCTTTAAGATCTTCGTGCCGGTTGATATAGGTTTCCACCAAGGTACAGCACTCGTAGCTCTCGAGAGTCTGCTCAGCGCAAGGGTTATAACCAGCCGCTCTATAATCTTTGTTATTTTCTGGGTCATTGAGGCGCCCATACTTTCTAGATACATCAAGCCAAATAAACCCGGGCTCACCGTTTAAAGCAATAGCCTCCACATATGGGGAGTAATCCATCCCAACTGTAGCCTCAAGGGAGTTATTAGACATCCATCCCCAACCAGGATTCTCTGGATCATAACTATTGCGTTCTGGGAACTTTTCGGGGTTCTTCAAATTAACAAAGTTTATATCTGTTGGTTGACCTAAAGCCAGCTCAGCGGATCTACGTACGTTTCCTGATACTACGCATACGCCTATAAGGTTTGCGATATCAACAATGTCCTTAGTAGTTATCCTATCTCCAGCCCTATTAACAAAGATTTTATCTATTGCTTTATGAAGTCTAATTAATGGGTCTGGTCCGGCTGCTGTTCCTCCGAAGGTTTTGATCGGAGTGCCTGCAGGACGGATTTCTTTGTAATCGAATACTGGAGCTTTCGAATCTGCTCGTAGGTAAGCATTGATGAGGAGCGCGGTCGACTCGACCCACCCCTCTCTGGTGTCTGGGACGACATAGGTTTCTCCTTTTTGTGGCTCATAAATAGTGAATTCTTTATCCGCCCCCTTTGTATCAAAACCGACCCCTACTCCAAGCATTGAAGCTTCCATCAAGAATACAAAAGGAGCAGCGGGATCTAGCTTTGACATATCTGAGGTAGACACGAAAGCGCAGTTTTGAAGTGCTGCCGAATTTCTGTGTTCATTTACAAACGGGGTACCCATCATCCAAAGACCACGTCCGGGTGGGGTCCACTTTAAGTTGAACAAGCGATCAAAAGCCTCTTGGGCAGAGGACTGGGCCTGCTGACCGTTCCAAGGAAGGCGGTTAGTTTTGCAATGGTCTTTTTGAATTGAGTACATTCCCTCGATAACCCGTCGGCAAACATCTACCCAGGTTTCTTTGGTTCCATCTTCTTTTAGGCGAGAGTATGTTCGCATAAAAGTTATCTCACCTACCGAATTTCCACCTGCATCGGTATAGCCCCAAGGCACTCTCTTTGAACGGTAGGAGGATACAAAATCTTCTGTTAATTTGAACGAAAACACAAAGTGTCCTTTCATGGTAAATAACGGCTGTTATCAGATAACAGCCACTTTAGTTTTCTAGGGAGTCGGAGATAATTCTAGTAGTTTCCTCTTCGGAAAGCCCGTCGTTCGGTAGCTCTTTTAAGACACTTGCTCTATCTCCAAAGAGCGCTGACAGTACACCTCCACTCGTTTGCCTCTCTGCAGTTATTCTAATGAACTCTTTGTTTTCTTCCAACTCTTTTAGTTGCTTAACAATTTTAAAGAGCCTATCTATTTCCTGGCTTGTATTAGGATCTGGATATCCGCCGTTTAATTCTTCGCTAAACCGTGCAAAAGCCACTCTAGCGCCCTGCATTTCAATAATTGCGTTTAATAATCCCTTTAATTGTTCCTTAGTCTTGACCTCTACTGGAAGGTTAAAAGCGCAAGATGAATTAGGTTTCATAGCCGGGCAGTTAGCTGCAACAAAGCAAGTATTGCATTGACGTAATGACGCCCCAGTAGTTTCAAGAATGGGAACGTCTCTGATAGTATCTCGTCCAGCCTCATCCTTATCAATTACAGTCTTTGTATTAACTGAAAAAACTGGCAGTGTAGTCATTTCTGAAGCGTCTCTAACAGAGATTTTATTTCTAGAGTTTCTCACTTCTGGGACGCTATTATCAGGTGCTACACCCCCTGTTTCCGAACTTCCTGGATCATCCTTATCATCACTGTTATCTGATAACAGTATTAGATTATTTTTAGATAAATGACGTTCTAGCTGAAGATACGACCAAACAGCGAGCTTTGTAACTTCATTACTGTCATCGGCCAATATGGCGTCAAAATCTAAACCTGCCCGTTCTATGACCGCTTTGTATCTTGAGCGAGCTTGATCTTTTTGCTTCTTTTGATATCTAACAAGTTGAGTCCCGTCCCAGACAATAGTTTCTCCCCTAATCATTGGGGCAACCCAGGCAAGCGTGCTAGCGGTTGCTAGGGGCACCTGACGAAGGTTGTCGGGCTTTGCACAGGCAATTCCGTGAAACCTGGTCTGAAACTGGGATTGCATAGCTCGAACTCGAGCCGAGAGAGTTAGATCTTCTTCTATATCGTCGCCTAAAATACCTACGTTTGGGTACCTCTCAGCTAGAGCAAATAGGGCTGCATGACTAGATTGGAAGTCCCAAATAGGCAAAAATCGTTCTGGATCAAACTCATCCCATAAAGACCTACGCTGTTGCTCTACCCATACCGGGCCCAGCTTCTCTGAATCAAACTCTTGAACTAAGAATAATCTTTGATCATTAAGGGCTACAAACTCTTCATAGTCTGCCGCAAAATCCTCAATCTCAACATTGCTCATCCCGCTATCGTCTGCCTGTGGGGCGCCACCGGTTAGGTAGATGTATACGTCGTCTGGGAATCGCTCAGAGAGTATGTACTCTTTGTTTTTTGGTAGGCCACGCTTTACTAGTCGCCAATAGTTAATACCTATATGTTTTACACCGGCTTCAACTAATAGCTTTCTATGGGAGGGGACTTCTCCGCCCAAAAAGACTATATCCACTTGTTACTCCCATTGTTTGTCGAAATTGTCGTCTAATACGATCCTAGCAGTTAATTCTTTTTGCTTTTGCAGCTCTACCTTCATATCTTCCCAAGGCTTTACTACCCGCTTTGTTCTTATAAATTTAGGGGCTGCAAATAAGATAACCAGCACCCCGGAGGCATAGGCTTGAGCACACCTATCAGCATCACAGTCAACAAATAACTCAACAGGGCCTGAAGACCTTGCTTTAGCTAGCTGACGTAAACGTAAATCTTGACCATCAAAAGCAGACCTAGCATCAAAAATATCTGCATACCCAGTAACTAGGTTAGCTCGTAACCAGTGCTCTGCCTCTTCTTTTAGGCCATCAGTGGCCAATATAATTCTATAGGACTGAGCTAGAGTTCTATATAGCTTTAATCCTTGATGTATTGGGTCGCCAGTTTCTGTACGAAGTACTCCCTCCATAGACATGAGAACAGTCATCGCCTATTTATAGCCGTCCTTCTTATTAAAGTTTCAGAAGTAGGAAGTTCTACTCCGTAGGTATCTAGCTCTTCTGCTTTGTCCGCTTTATCTTTATAATCTTTGATTGCACGCAGTGCTTGGACAACCCCAGAACGCTTGCCTGCTTGCCATCTATAATTGTTGTAGTCAGCATATCCTTGCCCAATTTTACTAAAAGCAATCTTTCTTCCGGCATGAATATCCTCATAAAATGCAACGGCTTGAGCTATTGCCTCATTTAAGCGTCGTTCTGCATTTATTCGGTACGCAGGATTGCCGGTAGCTTTTACATCAGTAAGGGCTTGAGAGTAACGATTAATTATATCGTTTGCTGCTTTGTAGTCTCTTTCTGCCTTTTGTTCCCAAGCCTTGGTGTACAAAGGTGTTTGACTACGAGAAGGCTCAACAGTCCACTCATCTCGGGTTAGATCGTAGGCTGCGTATGGGTTAATATCTCGTATATCTGTTTGAGGATTTACGTAAAAGGTTAGTTCATACCCATTCCAACGCTTTGTATTTGGCATAAGATCTTTGTTAAAGTCCTCATTAAAAGTAGAGGCTATCTCACGATCAGATAAGCCGCTATATTCTAGGTTGTACTTTCTAAAGGCAACATAATCTATACCTATTAAGCAGTCCAAATCTCCCGGATCTCGAGAAGCTGACCACTGATATGAGACACCCGACCCAGCAAGCCACACATGAGCCCATCTTTCTGGGTGAGTATATCTAACAGCAAGATAGTCAAATAAAATTCTAGTTATGCTGTTGCGTATCCAGGGACGCAGCTTATTACCTAAAAAGAGATTTGGATCTAAATCTGTTTCTGGTGCGCTGAAGTATGAAGTGTCACCCTGATGTGGGTGAACCTCACCAAATTTAGACAAGTCGCTCATAATAGCTAATTCTTCAGCCTATTTTGGTGTATGTCAGCCTATTCTCCTTTTGCAGAGAGCTTTAAGGCAACATATTCTGCGGAAGCTTGAGCATTTAGGTCATGGATAATCTCGGAGCAGTGTCTACGAATCTCTACAAAAGAGGCTTGACGCTCGACAGGTACCGCAAATACCTCAGGATTACGCTCTACGAACATATTTCCACGCTCATCAATTAGAACAGCAAAACCAGTTACGATTTTAGGCTTTGTGTCTTCTACAGTCTCTTGAACTTGCTCTTCCATTTTATTCTCCTATTCGTTGTACATTCCGGCTTCTTTACGAGCCTTAGTAACCATATAAGTTTTTACTGGGCAAAAGTCACACAAAAAGGTATGAGCTGCTGTTTTCAAAGAAAGACCTAACTCTTTTCTTTCCTTGACAGTATTTGGAACTAACTTCTTATTTGAGGCTTTCCAATCAGAACAAGCTCCTTCGGGACGCAAGTGAGCGTTATAGCATTTCATTGCATCATCATAAAAAGTTGCTTTAGTTGTGTAGTAGTCGGGATCTAAGTCAGCTAAACCTCCGCCAACTTTGTTTCTAAGATTTTTAACGATCTCTTCACGATGATTCGTGTAAGTTTTAAGTCCAATTTTAGATAGGAACCCCGTATGAGGTACCCCGGCAGACTGATGCCTCTCAACTAAAATCTCTAATAGATGATCGTCTTCTGGACGACCCTCAAAATCAGGTAGCTCCTCTATAGTTTTACATTGATAGCAATAAAGCAGGCGAATCTTTGGCCCGTTGTCAACAACTTGAACGTACTCACCTGAGGAGTCTGCGGGCTCGCCATTTGGTCCTAGAATAGTCATTCCGGGAGTCTATCAGGATAAAAAAGGATTACTTACCGGGGGTAACAATAACTGTTGCCGGTTTGTTGAATTGTTTTCCAGCAATTCTAGCCTGCTTCTTTTGCTGGTATTCCTTTTCTATATTCTCTAGACGAGGCTCTAAGCTTCTTTCCATAGCAGCTTGACGACCAGTAAGAATAACATCTCCACTTTTTTGTGGTCCAGCAGACTTGGCTCTAGAGCTAACATATTTTGGCTTTGGAGGCTTATGAGGGACGACCTCTCTGTTTGGATCTTTACTAGGTCTAAAGTAATAATCTCTAGTGGTTCTACGCATATGACTCGCAAAAAAAGGATTTTCTTCTGCAGATCTTGCGTTCCAGTTTCCCTTTTCAGTTGTAGAACCAGTATCTTTTAAGTACTTTTCATTATCTTCTTTAATAGCAGAAAGGTGCTCTTTTAAAAGGTTTTCTTTTTCTACATCCGGCTTTCGTACACGTTCTAAAGCCTTACTTAAAGACCTGTCTTTCCAATGCTCTGATCTGCGAGCGCTAACTGCACGTTCATGACTCATTGAACTAAATTCGTCTTTCTGTTCTTTAGTCTTTGCAGTTTTAATGTTGTAATTTATATACTCTTGAATTGGATCTGATGTTCCCGTAGCCTTACCAGACATAAAAGTCATTTTTGGCTTATCTTTTTTTCTAGGGTTTAATGGAACCTTATCAGGCTCTATAGCACTAATATTTGCTTCGCCTTGACGCCAGGTTTCAGCCACTTTTTTTGTAAGATTAACAGATCTAGCTCCCTTTGAACCAGCACGCTCAGCGTGTTTTCTACAGAGGGGTGCAAAATGAATGGTATGGGGATCATACGACTCTCTAGAAGCAGGCGCTGGTTTTGCATCTTTATTAGGTTTAGGAACTACTCTAAGCTCTCCAAGACCAGAAAAGCTAGTCATTTTACGTGCAGGCTCTTCACAGCCATCAGCAAGACAGGAGCTATATACCTGACTAGCTCTGCCGTCTAATATGGATTTTCCAGCCATTACTTCTTCCTAAACTTACCTTGTATGTAATCAGCAGCCTGATATAAAGCTTTTTCACCTCGACCAACAGAAAACTCTTTCTTTTTCTGCTCAGCTATTTGCTTGTTCTTCATCTCTGTGATGTAGCGTTGACGAACAGATTTTGATTTACCTCTAGGAGCAGCATGAATATCAGAAACCGCAATGGGATCTGTGCGTAGTTTTACTCGTATTTCTCGAGTATTCTCTCCGGGGAACTGAACGACCTTGTCATCCATAGAGACTACCTCGCTAACGTAACGCGGTATCTGTCCTGTCTACGTGCGTAGTCTTGATCTACTCTACGCTCTATAGGACGATATTCTCCTGGTGATTGAGGGCTTGGCTTAGGCTTACGCGGAACCTTAGCTCCACCAGCGCCACCCTTATTATCATCGTCATCATCTTTTTTCTTTTTAATAGTATTTTGTCTTTTATTTTTATAAGACTCATACTCTTTATGCCGCTTCTTATACTCATCATTAGTATGTGGAAATTGCTTATCTACTGGTGTTTTATTGATGTAATCCTTTTTTCTAGGATGAACGTCTTCTGGCTGTATTTTTCTTTTTTCTTTTGCACGGTCATTAGGTGTTGGACCAATAGCTGGCATATGTGGGTTTTTTTCGGGACGACGAGGTATGTCCTTATCTTCAGGACGTCTAATGTTTGGGCGAATAGTCTCCATGCCTGGAAGAACTAATTGTCTAGGTCCGCTTGAAGGTGGTAAGGACCCCTTCTTTATAAATTGCCCTGGATTTGGAATCATTAGTAGTTAGCTCCCATTTGATCATTCCAAATAAAAGATAGAGGATCGCTCTTCTTTGGAACAGAGGTCTTTGCAGAATCACCGGCAGGGTTAACCTTAGAGGTGTCTTCTTGATCAATAAAGTCATAGTTCCAGTATGGATTTAGATCGCTACGGTTAGCACTTACGATTTGCTCACCCATTCCTGGAGCAACTACGGTGTTAGGACGTACCTTGCGATACTTACCATCAGTAGACCCATCATTAAAATCATTGGTCATAGAACGTGATTGATTAACGGCCATTTTTGTTTTCCTTACCTTTTTTTGAGGTTGCTCTGCTCAAAGCTTCCATGGCAGACTTATGCTTATCTACTGACTTAGCGGTCTTTTTAGACTCAGTAGCCATCTCTTTTTTACTTTTTGTTGGCTTTAGCATTCTTCTTCTTCTTTTCTGCCTTTGGCTTGGCCTTCTCTTTAGCTTTAGCTAAATCTTCGTGGTTGAGAGCTTTAACAGGTTTAATTATAACCTTTTGCTTCTTTCCAGTCAGGGGATTTAAGATTGCCATACCTATAGTTTCTCCTATTTTGGGGTTTCTGGCTTCCTATATTTACGGACTCTTGGACGAATTACCTTCTTGGTCCGGGCTACAAACTTCTTTGAGTGGCGATATCTGGAGATAGCCTCTGGATTTCCAGGATGTATGTTCATTGACTGACCGGCTACCCAAGGGGCTCTGCGAGCTTGTTTTGACCATCCGCTACTCATAGACCCGATTGATGCGCCACCAGGTGATAGTTTTGCTTTTGATACTTGAGCGGACCTTTTTCCACTTATTGCCTTAGGCGGTGCTTTAGGTCTAGGGGCTTTGGGAGCTTTACCTTTCGCCACGAGATCCTCCTGCCATTGCTTGCTTAGCATTTTTTCTGTACATGACATTTCTGCAGGTTGGGCAGAACTTAGATGCACCAGAAAAAGCGGCCTCGATAGGAGTCATGAGCGCCCCACATTTAGGACACTCAATGCTTCCGTGGTATACAGTATCGATACTCATGCAAATATAGCCTCTAGCTTAACCTTTTCTTGAACTCCGTTTACTCGTTCTAAAGGAACTCCATTTTTAAATGGTATGAAGGTTGGATATCCGCTTATTCCGTTTAACTCTACAGCATCTTTTTCACTAGCTTCGTTAAGCCAAATAACCTCTACATCAGGATTAGACTTAGTGTACTCTTCCATAATTGGCTTTTGTTTTTGGCAATAAGGACACCAGTCTGCATAAAAATACCAAAGCTCTTTGCTCACCAAAATCCTCCACCTTGTGCGTTTCGTAGCGTGCCTTGATAGCCTGCTTGACCACCGGTGAAGTCTACCCGAGTTGGCTGGAACTCTTCATCCACGTTAATAACATCTGTAATATTTAACGCCCTGGTTCTATAACCAAAGCGTTCTCTAAAAAGCATTACTTGAGGGAGTCGTGGCCGAACAATCTCAGGAAGCGATTCTCTTGGCATAACAACTGAGTTTAAAGCCTGACCAATTAATGCGTCCTGTACGTTGGCAAATGGGCCCATATAGTCATAACGAATGCCCACCTCTTCTTGATCAGCAACTATGCCTCGAGGCTTACTGCGGTCATAGATTGAATCTTGTGAGTTCATTTAGTTCCAAACTGGACGTAGGTGTGAGAACTGCTGACTTATGCGAGGATTAAACTCAGCAGGTACATTTGCAGAAATGTTGGCTTTTCCGTCATTTATAAGCTTAGGTGCTGGGGCAAGGTTCATCTTTGGTGCACTACGAAGTATGTTCATAGTTATTCCACCAGCTACATTCTCTGGGGTAACTCTAGCTTTTAATCTTCTATCTGGGGCTAAACCGGCTGGCCACATGTATTGAGCAGCGTCTATGCGCTCGCCCTTGTGAACTCCTCGTTGATAGGCTCTTTGATTTTGACGATTCTTTAATGAGTCGAGAACAGTGTCTGAAACAGAATAGGGCTTACCTTTATCATCACGACGAGATCTAATTGTTCCAAGGTAGCCATCTGGATATTCGGCTTGTGGAGCTCTACCAACACCTAAACGTAAAAAGTCTAGGTCGCTTCGTGGTACGACCGGTGTTCCGCCACCACCCGTAGTGGTGTACGCACCGATATAACCATTGGCACCTAGGTATTGCCAGTTTTGATGTGACTGAGGCATGCAGTCAGTATAAAACAAAACGGGGACAGATACTTGCTCTGTCCCCGCTTTTATTAAGTTTTGTTGTTACTTCTTAGCTCCAAGGCCGTAAGAGGCGTCCTTTGGGTTAAGGAACTTAGCTGCTGGTCCAACGATACCTGCCAAGAAAGCTGTTGCAAGTACCTTGAGGTCTGTTTCTCCGTTTAGGTATAGAGCCAAGACTGCGGCAGCAGAGGCACGCACCCAGGATCCACCTATGGATTTTAGAGTTTCTAAATCCATTCTATTTCTCCTTGTTCACTAATAGGCGATGAATTTCATCAACCTTGTCTTTAACTGATCCTCCACCGTTTGGCTTAAGTTCAGTTAAATATTCTTTTACTAGTCGCTTTACTAATTTTGCAATTCGAAGCTCTACGACACCTAAGAGTGTTAATGTTCCAAGAACTATGGACATTCCTATTTGAAGATCAGTCATGTATATATTTCCCCAGGAGGCTAGTTGTAAATACTGTCCGTACTATACGGCAGCTTTAAACTCTTGTCCTCTAAAAAGGGTTTTTCCGTCATCAATATGTACAAGCTCTACATGGAAAGATCCTTCTGGCTTATATGTAATGACAGATATTCCTTGCTGCCAATTTTCATAGTAAGTTACCGGACGTCCGTCAATTCCAACAGAACCCTTAACACTTGGTACGGCACCATCTACCCGGCAAAGACATCCTGGACTAATTGCCATTGCTTTTATCTTACCGGCTCGGTCAAAAGTAGTCTTTGACTGAATCTCTTGACGATGGATATGTCCAAAGACTGTGGAAATATGTGGCATCTCATTTGTGTACTTCATAGCAGTGCTTCCACCGGAGTTTACTTTGTCTCCATGAATTGCTCTAAGGCTGTCGTTAATCCACCACATACCGGCTGGATAGGCATCAATATACTCAATATCTAATTCGTCTAACCTTAAAAGATAAGGCAAGGACATTACCGGCCAAGAATCTGGAACATTTGCACGTCGTAAACCAAAAGCAGCTAATGCATTTGCTTGAACAAACTTTTGCATTCTACGATCATGATTTCCTTCTAATACAACAATCTTTGCATTTGGTGCAGCAGCTCGCTGTTCTCCTAGGAATAGATGTCCTCGATCTATAGCCTGCTGTGTAGTGAATGCAAACGCTGCTTCCTGTTCATATTTTCCTTGTGCAGGAAGATCTAAAAAATCACCAAGATTTACAACTTGATCAACACCGTTTTCATGCTCTAGTGCTGCAGTTACTTGTAAAGCTACATTCATTGCCGCATCATCGTGGAATGGATCTAACTTGTCATCAAACTGTCTAAAACCAATTTGTGGATCTGGAAGAATAACCGCTTGTTTCCAGCCACCAATTAATGCTGGAGCTTTATTAGGTTTCTTTGGAGAATTTATTACTACTGGTTTAGCTGGTTGTACTACAGGCCACTCAGGTCCTTGCTCCCATTTAGGGCTAATCTGAATTCCTACAAGGTCTTTTGTTTGGATTTCTCCATCAGCATCTTTAGCAGCTGTTTGATAAAGACTTACTCTAGTTATCTTACCTACTTCATCTACATCAATATTATTTCTATCTAGTAGATCAGCAATAATTCCTAAAGCTTCTTTGTTTGTTCGTTCATCTTTAAAGCTTTTTACTGCATCAGATATATTTATGCTGTCTGACATGAACATCCGCCTACTCTATGTTTACGTAAAGCTTCATTACTAAACGAGTCTATATTAATCGTTTTTAGAAAAGAAAGAAGCTTTGCTGTTGATACTCCATCATCAAAAAATATTGTGTTAATTTCTTTTCTGTCCTCTTCGTTCAAAGAGTCTACCCACGAACCAACTATACAGCGCTTTTTATCTAGTCCCTGCTGTTGCTTAAAGTCTGCAAACGCTTTGCCGATCATATATTTCTCCCAGTAAAACATAAAGCCGGTATGAGGTAGTTCCCCACACCGGCCTTACTATACACACTTTTAGTAGGACGTGCTATTTCCCGCTTCAAAGTTAGGGTTTGTCCTATTAACTACAGACTTGAACATTCGTCCATTTGCCTGAGTTGCCCCAGCTTCTGGAGAGGTCTGACGCATGTAGCGTGCTCGGATACCGTAGCTTGCGCCGTGAGTATCTGGCACATTCTTTCTAATGCCTACTGGTTGAGCATATGGATCGGTTGCGCCTTTAGCGTTTCCCGTTTTCTTCACAAGCTTACCGGCCTTAGGTGATGCAGATGGTGAGGTAAAGCTTGCACCAGACTTGCCCATTGGGGTACGTCCAGAGTTTGCCATTCCTGCCAATGCCTCATCTGGGCTTGGAATTGATGATTTGGCCATAATTATTCCTTTTCGAGTTGAGATCTCACCTTAAGGGTACTTTAATTAACAAAGATTGTAAAGACAATCGCAGAGATTTGTCCGTCTCTGGAGTCAACAGTGGTAAATCCTGGGATACAGGCTAACCTCATTCCCCGTGGGGCTACGTAACCGCTGGCTATAGCGATGGCTTTTACAGCTTGATTTACAGCTGATGCGCCAACAGCTCGCAGCTTAACCTGTGGAGATTCGTATAAGGCATGAGCAATTGCTGAGCCTACTGACTGAGCGTTGGAACCTGCCCCAACGCGTAAAAACTTTTCTTCTTCTTGTGCCGTAGTCAATTTTTATTCCTTTGGGATCGAATTAGTGTGAGCCCTCAGGAACTAGTATCAGGGTTTTTCCCTATATTTGGGGTCTAAAGTCTTTGTTATTATCTCTTTCTCATACTCTAAATCAGCTATACCGGCAGCTATTCTAGCCAGGGCATATGAGTCGGCAGCGTTGTCATCCATAAACTCTACCCCCCATTTTTTATACACACTAAGGAGTATTTGATTCTTTTTTACCCCTTGTCCCTTACCCGTAACGTACTTTTTTAACATAGCGGGTGGAATTATTAGGGGGTACTTTGCATTATCTTCGTAATAAAGCCAGCACTTTAACTCTATCTTTACTAAGCCACCAAGCTCTCCAGCCATATGGGCCATCTGTGCTCCGTAGGCATATCCTTCCATGGCAGAACCCTTTACATTAGTAGTTCTTTCACCCAATAAGTCCCCAATAAAAAGCTGAATGGCAGATAGACGGTCTACACCACGGCCTGGCGCCTCAAACACCTCAGTATGAAATGTACCTTTTGCAGATAAAACAGTTATAGCAAATCCGCTATATGACTGATCAATGCCCACATATTTATCGCAAGGATCGTCTAAAGATAATCCACCGTCAATTATTTTAGGATTACTTCTTGACACCAAGTAACTCCATCTGCTCATGCACAAGAATAGACAGATACTCTATTGGCCCCTCATTAATTAACGTATAGTCCACGTTATAATAATCCATGTCATGTTCAGAAACGTGATCATTTATTGCAACAACCCCGCTTCGCTGAATTCTCCAGATTTTAGATGGAAGACTACGAATTGCGTCGGCTTCATTTCTAAACCGCACATCAGTTATCACATAATTCTTATCTATAGACATTTTAAACATAGCCCTCTCTACCCAAAAAGTAGAGCCAAAAACCTTACGAGCACCTATCCCTAAATCTTGCAAAAGTCGTCGTACTTCCATCTGACTCTTAGTTATTTCCCAACCGTGCTCTTCTACCATCTCTCGGAGGTATATCCCATTAACTTTAGGATTAAGTTCATAAAGCAATTCTCGAATAGGATCAGCAAAAGCAATCCTCTCAAAGCCAAAATCTTTTACTAATACCGAAGCAACAGTGTCTTTTCCAGTTCTTGCGTATCCAGTAAGCCCGATAATCATGTTGTAAATTTCCTTGTTCTAGCCCTAAATCCAGAGATCTCTGAAGTTCTACGAGTCAACTCTCTGGATACTACCTGAGAATCGCGCTCCACAGTTTCAGCCCTAGTCTCTATAATTTTTCTATAGGCATACTTGGTGTCAACCTCATCCTTTAAAGAGACAATCTCTGGGTTAGCTGCAAGCGCGGCTTTTTGTAAAGTAACTGTTTGTTTGCTGCCCTCTGCCCAGGCCTCAAGCATTAGCTGAGCTTCTCGTGTATCTAAAGAACGCTCTGCTTCTCTCTCATTAATCACAGCAACAGCTCTAATACCGGAGAGATGATCATTCCATTGAGTAAACTGAACAAAAAGATCCATCAACCCCTCATCATCTAGCATTGTTATATCTCTAGGTAACTCGGGTATTTCATACTTAGGCTTTGGAGATAAAGTAAAGCCAAGCTCTAAAAGAGATTCTGTAACCTTCCTACTTAGTGACATCAGTTGCCTCCTTGTATGGCTCACACTTTTTGCAGTAACCCCTCTTTGGAGCTACAGAGCATGATGGTGGACGATTATTGTCTACAGCCCAGGCTACGTCAAGTGCAGCATCAAAAAGGTGCGCCACGGAGTCTGGAGAATAAGCTACAGCAAATTCTTTGTAATCTTGATTTGCTTTTAGTTCATATATAAAGACTATCTCGTTTGGTGCTGACTCCAAGATACCCTCCTCAACCATAAGGTGAGCAAGATGTAGATAAACCTGACCCTGCAATATGTGAGAAGGAAATGGATTTCGTATGTTTTTCCAAGAGCT